AGTATCTCTCTGGTCTATATCTCGGCTCTCAAGATTTTGAATACTATTATTTTCAATTACATTATTAGCTAAAATTCTACTAAAGACTAATTCTGTATTTTCTTCTAATTGTATATCTTGATTGACAATTGTATTCTCTTGTTCTAATCTAGTATTAACCGTATCATTAATAGTTGTAGATAATACTTTACTGGTATCATTAAATTTAGTCACAGTTCCAGTATGAGAAGATAAAATATTGCTTTCACTAAAAGTTCCTGTTATGTCTGTTAAAATAAAATTTGCTGGAACTGTAGCAGAAGGTGCAATTTTATAATTAAATCCAGCATCTTGAATTTTAACATCTAATATAGCACCAATAGTTTTAGTCGTTGAAATCAGAACACCCCCTGACCCAAATGTAGATGCAATCGTGATAGTAGGCAAGGCCTCATAACCAGAACCGCCGTCGATTACACGAACGCCACCAATTTCTCCGTAAGTAGAAAATGTGCCTTCTTCGAAAACTATACGATCACCTTCTATCTGATCTAGTTCTAGTAATCTTGGAGTCCCACCCTCTCCTATAATCCGATAACCAGCATCAGCCGAAGAACTATCTGTACCGTCTAATGTTACGAACTCTCCAGCTTCGGTACATATATCAATTTCTGGAAAACTTCTTACAGTAGTTGGTTCCAACACAACATAGTCTGCTAAACCATCAGTACTGTCCGTATCTTCTGCTAGAAAAGCACCACCAAGATAAGTAATAATACCAACTGCTGTAGCAAAGGCGGAGTCAGCTGTAAATATTAATTTGTCACCTTTTCTATAATTTGCTCCTGCTGAAGAAATTAAAATATTATCAATACTACCTACAGAAACCGTATTTACTATAGCAGTTGCTAAACCATTTCCGACAGTAGTATCAAGAGTGACTACATCGCCCTTACTATAAAGAATACCACCATCCTCAACAGTAGCGCCTGTTATAATTTTTTGTATTATAAATCTTTGTTCTACATCAGATTCGATACCAATAGCAAAAATGGTTTCTCCATCAATAAACGTACCATTTAGTGTTATCAAATCTATTTGAAATTCAGTAATAGAAGAAACACCCTGATTAAATCCTATTGCGTCAACAACAAAAACTGTTGCTCCTGATGTTCGGCCTGTTAATGTTTGGCCGATAACTTCTGAGCCAGAAGCACCTGTTGTATTTTCACAACGTATAATAGATTTCTTAAGCCAGTCGCCGTCAGATGTTCTCAACATATATTTTGTAGGATAAAATATGTCAGCTTCTTCTGCAAACATCAAACGTAAAAATAATTTGTGCCCCTCAGAAGTTCCTTTTGATGCATAGAGGTCTTTAATATTTTTTATTAAATCTCTTCTTGACAAACCATCTGCTAAAGTATTTGGTATTGTATCCATAAATTGTCTTTGCATTTCGTCTAATACAAGAGTAGTTGTATTATCAGTATTTGCATAATCTAACAATTGTTGAATATTTTGTATAGGATTACCACGATAAGATTTTATTTTAGAAGTTGCTCCAGATGTTGCGCCTGTTATTGTTTCGTCTAATTCAAATCTTTGGTTGGATGATATGAAAAGTCTAGGAACTGCATTTCCTAGATCATCTATAAGAACAGTAGCGGTTGCCTTTGATGTTCCTCCTGTAATAATTTCACCTTCTATAAATTTACCAGTAGTACCAACACCTGTTTCAGCAACAATTTTTCCATCAACTTCATCTAGAATATAATTTACACTTGTTGTTTCTTGAATAATATTATTAATAATACCATCACACTGGAGCTCTGCAGCTTCAAGAAATTCATAATATTTTTTTATAAATTCAATAAATGTCGAATGATCGCTACGTATATAGTCAGGCATTTGCCCATCTATAAGAGGAGATATTTTTGTAACTAATCCTGAATCAAAAGGTGACATTTTTAATAACTCGTATTACTGGCATAACTTGTTGAAGTGGTGTATGTTGTGCTTGCACCACTATCTCCTACTGCGATATAATCAGGATCACCAGCAACAGATATGTTAACCATATCTAATTCCAAAATTTGATTACGCACAGGAACAATATCTTTAGAATCTGGAATAGTAGTTAACCTAATTCTTGTAGAAGCTAAGCCATCAACATTAGAAATAGAAGAAATAGCTATAGCACTGACATTAATTTCTCCTGTAGTATAATTTATTGTTCCAGCTGATATATCATCATACGTTTTTACAATACCATTTAAATGAAATCGTCTTAGATTACCAGAACCATCCTCATCAAAAAAACTTTCTGTTGTTTCTGATCCAACATAAAAACCAGAAGAACTAACAATACCACCCTCTACAGAAGCATGGCTGGTATGAGGATTGTAAAGTGTATTATTAAAATATAGGTTATATTTCGTGGCAACTCCTAATCGGGGAGAAAAGTATTTTGCTAAAGTAACATTAGTAATATTACTTAAAATAGAATCGTTTGTATTGTCAATCATTGTTGAAACAGCAGAATGTCGAAAAACAACACTAAAACTTTTCAAAGTAGAATTATTATAATTTCTTAATGTTGTATTGACTTCTGAAATTAGGTCTTCTTTTGTTTTTGTAGTTTTACTAGAATCAAATTTAAAGTTAGTATTCAGAATAATATACGTAATTTCTGGATCAATGATAACTGGAGTGATAGAAGCAACATTAAATTTTTTTAAGTCTGACACTAGTAATGATTTCTGTGCGTCTGTCAAATTATTTCCTGTAGTAGATTTAATAGAAATATAAACTCTACCATAAGCCGCTGTGCCAGTCACTCCAAGACTAGCATCATAAGAACCTACATCACCACCAAATACCATAACTGCTTGTGTTTGTGGAAATAGTTTTTTTGCATATACTTTATAGTCTTCAGCAGTTACGCATCTTCCTTGAGAAGCAAAATCTAATGGAGCATTTAATTTAATAGATGTTAAGGACTCTGCTACAGAACCACCGACAGCTTTATTAAGTGTAGTAACTGTAATATCAGTTACAGTATCTATTCCTCCCGAAGAAGCAAACACAGATGCTCCATTTGCAGCAGCCACATTTGTTACAACATATTTAAGTAAAACAATGTTATCATTAGTAAGTGCTTTACTAACAACACCATCTCCAAAATACACTTCAAATTTTCCTGCTTCTACTTCTTGTAAAAAGTATACTGTACTTTTAGAAGTTAGTGTAGAAATGTCTGTTGCTTTAGTAAATGTAGTTGTTGTAGTATCTGTTGATGAATTCTGTACTTCTACAGTAAGAGTGCTTGTATCTGAAGTTGATTCTGGCATAACAAACCTCTGTTGAACATCATTAGAGTCTACAGTATAGCGTGTTGTAATATAAGAACCCTCATATATTTTGATATTATTAAACGGGATATTTGAACCAGTATTTTGTCTTGTTAATTCTTCTACCGTAACAAATTGATAATCAACATTGTCAACTGTCGTTGTAAACACTGTTCCTGCTGACATTGTAGCAGATTCCTTTGCAGAATTTAAAACTATATTAACATCAGCATAAGTAGCCCTACTAGAAGTTACTTCATAACCTAGAGACTTCGCATGGGAAACAATACTAGAACGTAGAGTTGAAGTATCTAAGAACATCTCATTTGCTAACATATTCATATTAAATCCAAGATAATGTGTATTGTAGGCTAAGACATCCAACAGGGCACTCATACCAGAACCTTCGAAATCATAATCTTTAAATTGATTTTGGGATTTAAGGAATGTTTTAAGATTTGTTTTTACATCATCAAAATCAAATTCCGAAACGTCTAGTCTTCTTGATTCATTTACCATTATCGTATTCTCTCTAATGCTAGTGTTAAGTCTATAAGTTCAGTAGGTGCATTAACTATGTAAAATTCTATTGTACAAGTGTAACTATTTTTGTCTAGATCAGGAAAAACACTAACACCAACAAGTCTTGCCCTTGGCTCAAAATTCTCAATAACATCTTCAACTTGCCGAGAAAGAATTACTGCTGTTGTTGGGGTCATTAATTCAAATAACATTCCTGTCACACCAGAATAAATTTCTGGATGAAATGGTTTTTCGTATTGATTTGTTAATACTAGATTACGTATTGATCTTTTTATTGCTTGAACATCATATATTGTATTAACATCGTTATCAGAATTATTCATACCAAAAAAAAGGTCTAGGTCAGAATATAGTTGAGCAGACCTAGAGGATTTGTTTTTCCTCTGTGCATCAGCATATGCATCTTTATTCCTTAAAGCTTCATTGAACACAAACTTAACTCCTTATGTATTATTTATACAAATATTAATGTGTTTGCTTCATAGAATATGGAGTATATTTCCCCCACACATCTTTTGCTTCCCTTTTAATAAAAGGTTTATTAGTTTCGCTCTTTATCGGATTTGTGAT